ACCCTGATACAACAGTAGAGCGCCAAATTGAACGCGGATTCATCTATATCGAAAGTCGTTATTCCACACCTTGCTCGGCGTGGCGCTTTTGGGAAAAAAATTATTGGTATTAACCTTCCCGAATGGGAAATCAAGAAGAACAAAAGAAACCTTCAGCGATAGATGATGCGCTCGCCGAAATCGGGCGTATCGCTTTTATCGAGCCAGCAATTTGCACGGGATGGGTTCTCGTATCCGAATGGATGGGAGAAGGCGACAAGGATTACTGGACGCTGACTCTTGCCGACGACCAAAATCCTGATTGGCGTCATCTTGGATTAGTTCACCACGGATTAAAAAATTGGGAGGGTAATGATGATGTCGGACTCAGAGACCAACAGACCGATGAATGAACAAGAGCGACAAGAATTATTAAATAAGTTAATTACCGAGCGCTACGGAGAATGGGCGACACGCAAGGGCATAATCAAAGATTCTGATAAGTAAAGCGGTAAAATTTCAACATGGGTTCATTTACATCTAAAGCGCCGTGCCGCGAAGCCGACCCTTGGCTTTTTGACCAATTCAATTTAGATTTAGCGCAACCCGCACTTAACTATTGTTCCCGATGTATTTATTGGGAAGAGTGTGAATCTCTAGTTCAACCTAAGCCTGGTTTTTATGATGGTGTAGTTGCTGGCAAGGTATGGCGAAACGGAAGAATTTTGGCTAAGTTAGATGCCGCTTCCCCTAATCGTCTAATTGTTGGAGAGGAACCCGATGAAGATATTGATGCCATGGAATTTCGAGGGAGCGAGTTGTTGGGGGATAGAGACGAATTATTTTTTCCCCGAGAAGAATTTAATAACGGAGGAGAACAAGCAAGTCAAGAAGATTTGTGATGGATGCTATTGGAAAGAGGAATGTCTGACCTATGCGTTACATTACAAAGTAGTCGGCATTTGGGGTGGAAAATCTACTAAAGAACGCGACAAAATAAGAAAACAACTAAACATAATCGCCAAACCAATAACGAACGAGAGGTATGTAGCATGACAGCAATAGCAATAGCAGGAAACTTAGCGAGCGACCCTGAGTTGCGCTTTACTCCTAACGGAAAAGCAATGGCAACTTTTACAATCATTTCTTCTAAGTCACAAAAGAAACCTGATGGCACTTGGGAAAATACCGATGTCACTCCATGGTCAGTTAAGTGCTGGAACAAACTTGCAGAGAATGTTGCCGAGTCCTTGAAAAAGGGAATGGGTGTAATCATCCAAGGCACCGCAGTTTGGGAATCCTGGGACGATAAAACTACGGGAGAGAAAAAAGGCAAGATGACCGTAACCGCCTTCAATGTTGGCGTGGACTTAAAGCGCCACATAGTTCAAGTTGTTGATATTCGCCGCAATGCCGAGGGCGATAGCGAGATAGACCCTTGGTCGGCTCCGACATGGAAAAAGGAACCCGAGGTCCCTGAGTCGTTTCCTTTCTAACCCTGATGTAGTATTATTGGGGTTAATAAACTCTCGAAAGGGGTTGTAAATGGCTTGGACTGATTTCTTCACAAAGGAATTAGCGGGTTCAAAAGTTGTTGTTGATTCAAATGGAAAACCATTTGTTTCTCAAGAGATTGCTCTAAAAGAGTATGTCGAGATTGAGTTAAACATTCAACAGGATGCTTTGCCGTATAACATCTACTTCCGACGCTTTGATGCAATCGGTGGCGAACTAGAAAATCGTCTCTTTGCTCAGGTTGGCGATAGAGATTTGGCTTTGAAGTCTGCTTTAGGAATTACATCTAAGAGAATCAACTCTTTCGAGTTTGTCCTAGACGGAGAATAAAAAGGCTAAATTCGCCTAACGGTATAATCTACGGGTGCATGATAACCTTTCACCGAATAGTGAAGGAGTCATGTCTGTTTTGGGGGCTTTCGCCATTCAGACTCACGAATTATTTTCTGAGTTAGTAAGCGCGGGTTTTAATCAAGAACAGGCAATTGCAATCGTCGTAGGATTAGCAACCAAAGAGTAGAGGGTTAGATGGCTGAGAAAATAACACCCGACTTGCAAGAGTTCGGCTCTACTGGTCTGCGCCGTTCAGGCGGAACGGTCTATGAAGAATTTCTGACTAACCTCCGCGGACAACGCGGAGCAAGAATCTATCGAGAGATGGCGGACAACGACCCGACTATCGGCTCAATGTTATTCGCAATTGAAAAAGTTATCACTCGCCTCGAATGGCGTATCGACCCTTACTCAGACAATTCTAAAGACGGAGATATTTCTCCTGAAGATAAAGAAGTAGCGGCTTTCGTAGAATCTTGTCTACACGATATGAGCGAGTCTTGGGACTCTGCTCTATCTCAAATGCTTTCAATGTTGGTCTTTGGTTATTCATACCACGAAATTGTTTACAAAATCCGCGAAGGGGATAATTCAAACCCTCAGCGTAAATCTAAATTTAATGATGGTCGCATCGGTTGGCGCAAGATGCCTATTCGCGCCCAGGAAACATTATTCCGATGGATGATGGATGACGATGGCGGAATTCAAGGGATGGTCCAAGTAGACCCATCTTCAGGCGGTATTCATGCAATTCCAATTGAGAAGGCTTTACTATTCCGCACCAGTTCACAAAAGAATAACCCTGAAGGTCGCTCTATCCTTCGAAACGCATATCGCTCTTGGTATTTCAAGCGCCGTATTGAAGAAATTGAAGCGATAGGTATTGAGCGCGACTTGGCTGGTTTGCCAGTTGCTTATGTGCCACCTGAGTTTCTTTCATCAACAGCAACAGCCGAACAGGCATCTGTCCTAGCAACTATTCAAAACATCGTTACATCTATCAAGCGTAATGAGCAAGAAGGAATCGTCATGCCTTCTATGTATGACGACCAAGGACACAAAGTATTTGATTTAGTTCTTCTATCTTCAGGCGGCTCTCGCCAGTTCGATACAGACAAGATTATCCAGCGCTATGACCAAAGAATTGCAATGTCAATCCTCTCTGACTTTATTCTTCTTGGTTCTGACCGAGTTGGCTCTTATGCCCTTGGAACATCCAAGATGGATTTGTGGTCAATGGCAGTAGATTCAATTGCTAAGAACATCGCTGAAGTAATGAATCAACACGCTATCCCTCGTTTGCTAAAACTAAACGGCATGGATATTTCTCGCGCTCCTTATCTAACTTATGGCGAAGTAAGCCATGTAGATTTGAATGAAATTGCTGGATTCGTTGGAGGCTTAGTTCAGACGGGCGCAATTGTTCCTGACCCTAAGTTGGAAGAGTATCTACGCGACTTGGCTGGATTGCCACCTGCCGAACACGATGGACAGAATTTTGGTATGCCTCCTATGCCTGGAGGCGAAGGACTTCCTCCTATGCCCGAAGAACCAACAACATCAGGCGAAGAAGAATTACCTCCTGCTCCTACACAAACTGAGGCTCCGAAACTTCCTGAAGTTGGTTAGAGATGGCAATTCATTTTGCTAAAGCGCGTGAGAAGCGAGTTCCACTAACACCTCAAGAGCAAGAACTTGCTCGCACTCTTTACGAGTCTATTCAACGAGCCACGGATAAAATCTCAATGCGGCAGTTGGAAAGTTTGCTTCGCAACATGAATCCCGAAACTTTAGAGCGTTTGTTAAACACAATTACCATCGCCAACCAAAGCAAGATTCAAGAATCTTTATTGAATTCAATTGACCTTGGTGGCAAAGAGGCTATTAAACAGATTCAGAAGATTGCTCCTAAGTTAGCCTTGCCAGCCTTCTCACCTTCCAAGGTAAAGGTAGAAAATAAGCCAGCAATGGCAAACATGGAGTTCACAAAACTTCCAGCATGGGCGCAACCTAAGCCGCCTAAAGTTGAATTCGAAATGTCTTTTAATAAGACAAACCCAAACTCTTTAGCCTTTGCTAGAAGCCGTGCTGGAGAACTTGTAACCTCTATTGATGCGCTAACTCGGGAATCAATTCGCAAAGCAATTATTGATGCCTTTAATGAAGGTTTAGATTACAGAGCAACAGCCCGAAGAATTAAAAGTGTTGTTGGGCTACATCCACGATGGGCTGATGCGGTTACTAACTTTGAAAAAAGAGAGTATGCCCGATTAGTCAAGGGCGGAATGAAAGAAGAGACTGCTCGCGCTCGCGCAATTGAACGCTCTACCCGTTATTCAGAATCCCTAAAGAGCAAGAGAGCAACAATGATTGCCCGAACAGAGATTCAGATTGCTCAGAACGAGGGACGCTACGAAGGCTGGAAACAAGCATCAGAACAAGGTTATGTTGATATTGAATCACAAAAAATGTGGATTATTGCTCAAGACGAACGCACCTGTGATATTTGTTCAGAATTAGATGGCGAGACCGTTGGATGGAATGAACCATTTTCCAATGGAGACGAAACACCAGGAAGAGCGCATCCTAATTGCCGTTGCGCCATGGTAATCATTCCACCTGAGAGGCGTTCATGACTTACATAATTACATTACCTCTCGGATACAAACCAGTCCTCAAACATGGCGACCATGACCAATCGAGCCACGGTTCTTGGGCTACTGGAATAACCGAAGAATTATCTAATTGGAGTCCTAAAGAAAAAGTTCCTGATGCTCCACGCAATGCAACAGGGACCACACCAAAAGTTTGGGATAACTGGGAACACGGCGTTGATGGTGACCAGTTTGTAGATTTATACCGTCAATATGCGGGTGAGATGCTTGGCTTACCAGTCCCTAAAAGCGATAAAGATGTTGGCGGCTCTGAAAACTATTTAACGCAACGCGGTTTTGGTGCTTCATCAACTGAAGCAGTAAGGAATCAAACTGAAGCAGTCTTAAATGCAATCGCTAATGGACGCCCTCAACCAACCTTGTATCGCGGCATGGCGGCTGGAAATGAAGAATCAAAAGCATTGCTTGAGCAGTTCACTCGCTTAGAAAAAGGCGACACTATTGATATGCCTTTAGTTTCAACAACTCGCTCACTTGGAGTGGCTGAATGGTATGCAGTAGACAGGTCTAAGACCCCAAATGATTCTAAGGTAATCTTAAAAATTCAAGAAGGCGCAAAAGGCGTATCAG